TATTCATTCAGATGGTGCATTAAGTATTAGTTCGATGACAAAAGTTAATGATGCCACATTAGGAGTTTATCATAGGTTTAACGATAAACCAGGGATGAGTATTTCAGCAAAGTCAAAAACATTCGAAGATGCAAGTGTATTAGAACTTGATAGTTCTGCAACACTTAGTACAAATTGGAATTTGATTAGAGGCTTTGCAGAATCAGGTCCAGACGATATACAGAAAACAGAAGTTTTTAGAGTTGACGGCACTGGTTCAGTTTTTTCAGCAAAATCATATTTTTCAAACAAAGTTGGTTATGCAGAATTTTTTGAATGGGCTGACGGTAATCATAAAAACGAAGATCGTGCAGGTTTTACAGTTGCACTTAATAAGAATGGAAAACTAGTTGTAGCAGACGAAGGAGACATTGTTATTGGGGTAGTTTGTAAAAATGCCGCAGTGATAGGTAACGAAAAACTCTATTGGAAAAGTAAATTTCAAATAGATAAGTTTAATCAAGAGCCAAAGGTAAAGTATAATATAGTAGAGTGGTTAGAAAATGATACCACAGAGCTAGAAAGTTATTTTACAACTAGTTTAGATTCAGAATATGCTATGCCTGAAAATGCTATAGAATATCAGACTGATGCAGAAGGAAACGATTTGTTGAGAAATATTCCAAACGGAATTGTATTTGACGAGTCAGAAGAATATCAAACAAGAGACAGTAGGCAGGAGTGGGCAGTAGTATGTTTACTAGGTTCAGTACCAGTTTACAAAGGACAAACAGGCAATCCTAATTGGATTGTATTAAAAAACATAAATGATGAGTTAGAACTCACGTTAATTAGGTGATTATGATAAATATGTGTAATACAAATTTAACGATTACCATATCAAATTTTAGGGGAATGTAATGGCAACAGCAATTCAGAGACGTCGAGGTACAACTTCCCAGCATAGTTCATTTACTGGATTGGCTGGTGAGATTACGATCGATACAGATTTAACTACCGTTATTGTTCACGATGGAAGCACAGCAGGTGGTATAAGACTTGCAAAATATACAGAAGTACAAGCCGCGGCAACAGGTGATATCACCAGTATTGTAGCAGGTTCTGGACTAACTGGTGGTGCTACCGAAGGAGCGGCAACGGTTAATGTAGTAGGTGGAACAGGTATTACTGTAAACGCAGACGACATTGAAGTAACAGTAGCAGACATTAGGGGCATGATTAGTGTCTCTGGTGATTTAGCATACAACAGTAGCACAGGTGTAATTAGTTTTACTAATGACGCAGGCGATATAGAAAGTGTTGTAGCAGGAAATGGTTTAAGTGGAGGCGGTACATCAGGCGATGTTACTTTAGCACTTGACCTTAATGAACTAACAGCGGCGGCAGTTGATGTAAGTGCAGATAGCATTGCATTAATAGACGGTGGCGACAACAGTTCTAAGAAAGAAAGCATTGCAGACTTAGTAGCGGCAATGGCTGGCACAAACTTAACTGCTTCAAATGGTGTTTTATCATCATTAGCAGGTGACGTAACAGCAGTTACAGCCGGTAACGGTTTAAGTGGAGGCGGTTCAACTGGTGACTTATCACTAGCACTTGATACTACTTCATCAACATTTACAACAGGTGTACAAACTTTCTTAGCAGGCGGAACACTTGCAGGTCATATTATACCAGCAACTGACAATACATACGATTTAGGTTCTTCTACTAAAATGTGGAAAGACATATATGTAGGTCCAGGTTCATTATACGTTAACGGACAGCAAGTAATTTCAGATAATTCAGGTACTATTACAATTTCTGCAGATTCTAACCAAAACGTTACACTTCAAACATCAGGTTCAGGTGACATTGAATTTAATGCTACAGGTACTGGTACAATTAATTTACAAAGTGATATCACAGTTGACAGTGGACAAACACTAACTGGTACTGGTGGTTTAACAATGGGTTCAAATATTAATATTAATAGTAACCACATTAACAACATATCAGATCCAGCCGCGGCACAAGATGCCGCAACTAAGGCTTATGTAGACGGAGCAACTTGGTTAACAGGTGGTTCTGGTATTACTAATAGTTCAGGTACACTAACAGTTGATAGTACAGTAGTTAGAACAACAGGTGATCAAACAGTAGCAGGAAACAAAACATTCTCAGGAACTACAACAATTAGTGGTGCATTAGCATCAACTGGTACATCAGTTGAAATTTCAGATAACCTTATAACATTAAACGCAGACGCAACAGGTACCCCTTCTGAAAACGTCGGCATTATTGTTGAAAGAGGCGATTCTACTAACGTTCAACTGAGATGGAGCGAAGATGACGACAAATGGCAATACACAAATGACGGAGCCGCTTACAAAAACCTAATTGGATTAGACAGCATTAGTGTTACAGACGCAGGTGGCGACGGCTCAATGGCATACAACAACGGTACAGGTGTTATTACTTACACAGGACCAAGTGCCGCAGAAGCAAGAGCACATATTAGTGTTACAGACGCTGGCGGAGACGGAAGTGCGGCTTATAACAGTACAACTGGTGTAATTACTTACACAGGTCCAAGTGCTAGTGAAGTAAGAGCTCACTCATCAGGCGGTGACGGTATTGATTATGCTTCAGGTGTAATTGATGTAGACTCAACAGTAGTTAGAACATCAGGTGCTCAAACAATAGCAGGTGCTAAGACATTTAGTGACAATGCAATATTTAACGGTAACTTAACAGTTAACGGAACGCAAACAATTCTTAATACAGAAACATTAACTGTAGATGATAACATGATTGTTCTTAACAACAACGAAGCAGGTACTCCAAGTGCAGATGCTGGTATTGAAGTTGAAAGAGGAACATCAACAAACGTTAAACTACAATGGGACGAAAGTGCAGATGTTTGGCAGTTTACCAGAGATGGCTCTGCATGGCACACTATTTACACTGAAGCAGAAATTGAAGGTCTCTTTAGTGCTAATGATGCCGGCGGTGATGGATCATTTAGTTATAGCAGTGGTGTATTTACATATACTGGACCAAGTGCCGCAGAAACAAGAGCACATTTAAGTGCTGGAACTGGCATGACATTTAGTGGTGGTGAATTTGCTACAACTATTACACAGTACACTGACTCCCTCGCACAGGCGGCTATTAGTGTAAGTGGTGACTTAGGTTACAGTGGTGGAGTTGTTAGTTTCACTGAAAGAACAGATGCAGAAGTACGTGGCTTAATAAGTGGCGGAACAGGTATTACATATAATAGTAGTACAGGTGATATTAGTTTAACAGATACAGGCTATGTAACAGGTGTTACAGCAGGAACTGGTTTAAGTGGAGGTGGTACTTCAGGCACAGTTACTCTTAACGTAAGTGGATTAACAGTTTCAGAATTACATGCAGACTCATTACAAACAAGCGGTGAATCATTTGCAAATAATGATACAACAGTAATGACATCAGCGGCTATTGAAGATAAAATTCTAAGTTATGGTTATTCAACTACAACAGGTGATATTACAGCCGTAGTTGCTGGAACTGGACTTGACGGTGGTGCTACATCAGGTAGTGCAACATTGTCAGTAGACAGCAGTTACATTACAGGCTTATTTAGTGGCGGAACAGGTATTACATACAGTGGCGGAACAATTAGTTTAACAGATACAGGCTATGTAACAGGTGTTACAGCAGGTACATTGTTAGACGGTGGCGGCACAGAAGGTACTGTTACATTAAATGTAGACCTTTCAGAACTTCCAGATATGACAGCGGCAGTTACTGGTTCAGCAGATGAATTAGTATTATTAGATGCTGGTGTACAAAGCAGAAAACTTGTTAGTGAAATCACACTAAGTGACTTTAACAATGATGCAGGTTGGACAAGTAATGTTGGTGACATCACAGGTGTTACAGCAGGTACAGGATTAACAGGTGGTGGTTCAAGTGGTAGTGTTACACTTAACGTTAACACAGGCACAGTTTCAAATGGTGCATCAAGTATACCAACTGGTAATGATGTGTATGACTTTGTTACAGGACTAGGTTATTCGACTACAACAGGTACAGTAACTAGTGTTGCCGTAAGTGCAGGCACTGGTTTAAGTGGCGGTGGCACAGTAACAACTTCAGGTACTATTTCATTAGCATTTGATGGTGACGAACTAAGTACATCTACTACTGATGGCGACGGTGACTATTTTGTAGTTGTTGACACTTCAGGTAACAGTAGAAAACTTACTAAAGGCAGTATTAATAACAGTGGATTTAACAACAATGCAGGATATACTACTAACGTTGGTGACATTACAGCCGTAACAGCAGGTTCATACTTAACAGGTGGTGGTTCAAGTGGAGGCGTTACATTAAACGTTGACGCAACATCGGCTAATACTGCAAGTAAAGTTGTAGCCAGAGATGGTTCAGGTAACTTTAGTGCAGGCGTTATTACAGCAACAGCAACAGCGGCAAGATATGCGGATTTGGCTGAAAGATATACTACTGACTCAGAACTAGAAGCAGGCACAGTTGTTTGTTTTGGTGGCGATGACTCAGAAGTAATTGCTTGTATTGACGAAGGAACTCATACAGTAGCAGGTGTTATTAGTACAGACCCAGCATACTTAATGAACGCAGAAGCAAGTGGACAACCAGTAGCATTAACAGGAAGAGTACCATGTAAGGTAAGTGGTCCTGTTGCTAAAGGTGACTTACTAGTTGCTTCATCATTAAGCGGACATGCTAAGTCAGACAATAATGCAAGACCTGGAACAATAATTGGTAAAGCAATTGGTTCAAACGAAGCAGGCGAAGGTGTTATTGAAGTACTAGTTAACATGATGTAATAACAAGTTTACAAAAACTTTAAAAGCACTCTTCGGAGTGCTTTTTTTTGGCCGCAGTATGATAAATAGTAGTAAGAACTAGTAGGTAGGACTACTTAGAGGTACACACAAAGGAATTTTGCTATTCGGAATTGCAGAAGGTATACATATGGAAGATATTTTTGTTTTAATTGCTGACGTTGGTGCACCTATTGCCGGTAGTATGGTAATGGGTTTTTTTATCTTTACAGTTATTAAGCAGATACTTAACGGCATTGTTGATCAGATTAAAACACTGACCATTTTCTGCAACAGTTTAGAAAATAGAGCAAGGACTATGAGTAACGAAATGATTAAAATAGATTTACTTGTGAGTAGTGCGTTAGAATTAAGTCCAGACATTGATAGAGTAGCAAGAGCAGAAAACTTTATCGAAGATGGCAAGGTAGATGCAAGGAGAGATTAGTGGACTTAGCTCAACTAATTAACGAATACGGCTTCCCGATTGTAATGATGGTCGGTTTAGGGTATTTCATTTATTTTATTTGGCACTTTATATCAGAGCATATAGAGCCTCAACTAGAAAAAATGCATATTGCATTAATTAGAGTCATTGATCAAACTAGAATGCTTGATCAGGATATGATAAGATTACAACAAAAAGTAAATGTAGTTTTAGAATATAGAGAACGCCAAAAGGTAATAGATGAAGCCGCTGAAAAGGCCGAACTAGAAAAACTTAAGGCAAAGGGAAAATAAAGATGAAAATTTTGTTAAACATGTGTGGGATTTCCCACATAATAAGGGGCACGGTTCTTGCATGTATAATGTTAGTATCTACAAATGTAGTTGCTGATGAACTAGTTATGAAATTTAAGAATCCTTCTTTCAGCGGGATTGGAACTAGTAGTCATTACTTGACAATTGAAAATCAGGAGAAAAGTAGAAAAGACAAAATTAAAGATGATATAGAAGCAGAGCTATTGCGTTTAAAAAGAGAAGAAGAAAATTCTACTCTTAATAAGTTTTTAAGGAACTTAGAATCAAGAATATATTCACAACTGTCTAAGCAGTTAGTTGACAATATGTTTGGTAATGAAGAAGGCGCAAACTTTGGCACGTTTTTAATCGAGGGAAATACTGTTACCTATGAAAGGCTAATAGGCGAAGATGGCGTAGAATTTATACGTCTAACTATCGTTGATGCAGAAGGCAGTACTACCACAATCGATATACCGGTTGGCGTAGGAAATATAGGATAATGAAACTAAACAATCTTTTACCTATCATAGTTTTAGGGTTGATAACTAGCGGATGTGCTAGTTTGTCATTGCCGACAGATATTGTAAAAGACGAATGGTGTCAACCTAACTTTATGGAATGTATAGAAGATCCAGTACAGGTTGAATTACCAACATATGAAAAGTTGAGACAGTTACCACCAGCAGAAAACATGCCAGTTGTAGCAGTATATCAATTTACAGATTTAACAGGGCAACGTAAACAGAAAGATAACATTGCCTTGTTTAGTACAGCAGTTACTCAAGGTGCTAAACCTTTATTAATTGATGCACTAAAAGCCGCAGGTGCAGGAGAAACCGGAAACGGTACTTGGTTCCGTGTGGTAGAAAGAGGACTTGGATTGGATAATCTTGTCAGAGAAAGACAGATAGTAAGATCCACGAGAGATGAGTATGCTAAAAATAACGGAGATAAAACTAAAAATTCGCTAGAACCTATGCTTTTCGCAGGTATGATTTTAGAGGGTGGAATTATTGGTTATGATAGCAACGTTGAAACAGGTGGTAATGGCGCCAGATACTTAGGTATTGGCGGTAGTGCTCAGTATAGACGCGATTCAGTTGTGGTCTCTCTTCGTGCTGTTAGTACATTAACAGGCGAAGTTTTACTCAACGTACAGACATACAAGACAATATTGAGTGTAGGCATGGGAGCAGACGTATTTCGTTTTCTTGACATGGATACAAAATTATTAGAACTTGAAACAGGGGTGACACAGAATGAGAGTGTTACTTGGGCAGTTCGAAGTGCAATTGAAGCCGCAACTTTGGCTATGATTGAACAGGGAGATGAACGCGGATACTGGAATATAAATTATCCTCCAGCCTGGGAAGAAGTAGAGACTATAGAAACTACTCCTATCAAGGACGCGGATGCAGTACTAACTGACCCAAGCTCACGTGTAACTGATGAAAGTTCGAAAACAAAGGAGAAGTAAAATGATTAATAATAAAAGATTGTTAGCAATGTTTACAGGCTTTGCTATGCTAATGAGTTTTGATTTAGCGGCGGCAGGTACAACAGATAACGAAATTTTACTTGATCAACAAGGTACAACTCTAACTTTAACAATTGACCAACAAGGTTACGGTAACAAAGTCAGTGGTGACACAGGAAGCTCGTCAGATTTTGTAATTACAGGTAGTACGGTCACATTTAACTTGGATCAAGTAGGTAACTTGAATAAGTTTTTTGGACCTTTATTAAGTGACAATGCAACTATTAATGCTGAATTTACAGGCAACAGTAATATTTGGGATTGGAACTTAGGTTCTAGTGGTAGTACAGATTTAGCAAACTTTCTAGTAGATGTAACTGGTGACAGTAATACCTTTGATATTGATGTGGGAGCATCAGTATCGGCGGAACGTTTAAACTTTGATTTAGATATATTAGGTAGCAGTAATGTGTTTACCTCTATTGACATCGAAGTTGATGATGCTGTTTGGGACTTTGATATTACTGGAAGCAGTAATACTTGGGTGACGTCACAAACCGATGGAGCATATCACAAAATGATAGTGTTACATGACGGTAGTGGTGCCGCGTATAGTTTAACTCAAAGCTCGGGCACATGTGCCACAGGTGTTTCGTCATGTTATAGTGAGATGAACCTAGATATTGACAGTGAAAATGCTACAGTTACAATCACACAAACAGACTAATATTTTATCGGTATTCTTGTTGTGTTTATTAAGTTCTGGAGTACATGCTAATATAGGCAATGTTTCGGAACTTAATGGCACACCAGGATCGATTGATAGAAAGTCAGGTGAGAATGTTGTAGCAGAACTTTCAACCACAATTGAAAGTCTTGATCAAGTAGAGACAACAAACGGTAGACTTAAAATACAGTTTGTTGACGACACACAAGTTAGTTTAACAGAACACACATACATGGAGATAAACGAATACGTTTATGATCCAGATCCAGCAAAGAGCAAAATGGCTTTAAACTTTGTACAAGGTACAGCCAGGTTTGCAACCGGAGGACTTGGGCTTGTTCCTAAAGAGAACATTTCAATACAGACTCCAACCGCGACTATCGGTGTACGCGGCACGGACTTCACGACGACCGTTGACGAATTAGGTCGCAGTCTAGTTATATTATTACCAAATGAAGATTGCACAGATAAAGTAGCATTAGAAGAAGGTTGTGCTCCTAGTGGAGAGATAACTATTACCAATGAAGGTGGTACGGTTGTACTTGATGAAGCATATATGAGTGCTATGGTCAGTACATATGAAACGCCACCTACCCAACCAGTTGTACTAACAGGTATCGATCTAAATGTCATAGACAATATGTTTATTGTGTCAGAGCCTGCAGAAATTAAACAAGCAGTACAAGAGCAAATAGAAGAAAAGCAAGGAGTAGACTATCTTGCTTTTACAGATTTAGATTTTGATGCCTTAGAAGAAAATATTTTAGAAGACGACAAAGAAGCAGATTTAGAATTTACAGAATTAGATATAAACTTCTTAGATGTTGACTTGTTACAAGACTTACTAGAAATAATGGAAGTAACAGTTGATTTAGCAACAGCAGGTACAGGCAGTGGCGACGAAGGATTTGACGGTGCTAACATTGTTGGCACAGCACCTGGATTTGACAAAGACACATCATTCAATACAATAATTGATCAAGGTGGCGGAACAATTTGGTTCTACAGAGATAATAGCGGTATCATCAGTGTTAAGATACCAATTTCATCAGGGGCAAGGATAGACACGGAAGTAGATGGCAAAACCGGAACAATTATTGTTAATGGCGGAGGCAGTATAAATATTATTATCAGACAACAAAGTGGATAATACATGAACCCAGATTACATATTACCATATGTTAAAAAAGCAAAATCATACGGTAACAGAGTGCTAATTGTGTCACAAGATGAAGAACAAGCTCTTGCACAGGCTCTTGCTTCTGCAGGACTAGAAGTTAGGTATCTGAGAACATATGACATTATTCTTACAGCAAACCCAGAGCATAGAAACGACTTAGTGTGGGCTCACACAGTTATTTTCTTTGGATTCACAGTACAAATAGATTCTGGTGTAGCATTTAATTTAATATCCAAAACTCCTCTACAAGAAAATATTCCTCATGAAGTGTTTAGTGGAACTTGGCAACAGTACAGCGAATCAAAATTAGCAAGTTTTCATGATGTTAAAGAAGCATGGTCAGAGATAGTTAAGGTATGGCCAGAATTACCGTACAAACCGTATACTAATGAAATTGGTATAGTTTATGCAGGCGCAGAGCATGGTATATCAGTTGCACATATCTGTACATGCGAGTTAGTAGACTATGTAGAGATGTTGCGTAAAACAGGTGCTAAAAAGTTTTTGTGTTATAACTTAATGGAGACAGCACAATTAGACAGTATATTACGAATTCAATTACTAGCAACAGCAATGCCTGGTATAAATTGTGAGGATTTTATATATGTTACTGCGGCATCTAATATGGAATCAAGTTGGAAACAATTTTGTATAGATAATCAAATAGAAAATCCTATTAGCATAATGTCTGGCAATTGGTACGACCAAACATGGTGGAACACATCATGGAACCCGTTAGATGAAAACATAGATGTTCCAGATTTTGACCCAACGTACTTGCCGCCAAAGACTTTTCTATGTTTTAATAATGTTCCAAGATGGCATAGGACAACAATAGTTACAGAGTTAGTGCATAATAATTTACTAGAAAACGGCTTAGTAAGTTTGCGTAATAATAATCCTATACATTTTGATGAACTAGATCTAGAAAAAACAAGACCAGAAGCCACTCAATGGTTAAAAGATAATATACCATTAAGTATAGATGATACAGATGCTAGGCTTAGGCATATGGCATTTCCTGACACCACAGATGTAGCATTACATAGAGATACAAATTTTTCAATAGTAACAGAAACAATTTTTCAAAGAGAGAACACAATACCGCCTGACAACAGTACAGACTATGTTAAAGGTGGCTTTTTCTTTACAGAAAAAACATATAAACCGTTTTGGTTTAAACAAGCATTTGTGCTTGCCGCAGTTCCAGGTATGCTACAATATCTTAAATCTATTGGTTGGCAGACGTTTTCGCCCTACATAGACGAGAGTTATGACAACGAAATAGACGACAACAAACGTTTAGAAATGATTATTAGTGAAGTAAAACGGCTAAATAGTTATACAGATGAGCAGTGGCTTAGTTGGAGGCAAGGAGTCCAGCCAGCAATAGAACATAATGCACAAAGAATTCGTAGAGAACACTCGGGCGATCTAACTACTTCTCATTGGGAGGAACTATTCAAATGAACATAGATGAAAAATTAAATAATATGGAACCTAAAGATACACCACTATTGGTGTTAGGTTATATCATATTAGGTATGTTGTTATTTTTACCAGCAACAGCAAACGCAGACAATGAAATACTTATAGATCAAACAGGCGACTTGTTAGATATGACTATTGTACAATCAGGATCTAACAACTTGTTTACAGGTTTAAGTGGATCAGGCGATGCCACAGTATCTGGTAATAACAAAGAAGTTGATGTAAGTATGGACGGCAAAAACAATACTTTTAAAACATGGAGTCATGGAGGCAATCAAATTTTATTTGCTGATATAGAAGGCGATGGCAATTCGGTTGGATTGGACAATCATGGTAACAATAACAAACTGTACTATTGGGGTATTGGCGACAGCAATACTGCATGGCTAGAAATAGGTAACGGCGGCGACAACGATAACCAAATTGAGTTAAGACAATACGGAGATGGTCATTCTGCATACTTAGAAAACAATGATGACTATAATGATATTGATGCTTATCAAGGTGGCGGCAGTGACACTAGTTATCTTTATATAATTAGTAGTGGTAATAGCAACGACATCACAGCATGGCAAGGCAAACATTCAGACGGTACAACTGATGCAGATGAAGTAGGTGATCACGATGGCTACTGGATTGTTAATGGTGATAGCAATGTATTAAAAAGTTATCAAACAGATACAAACAGATCGGGCGGCGGAGCAGGACATCACTTTGCAAATTATATTTCAGGTGATAGCAATGTTGTAACACATACACAAAAAGGTAAAGCAGGACACGACGGCTTTATAGAAATAACAGGCGATAGTAACACAGTTGATTTATTTCAAAAAGGCAACCAAGGTGTAAAATGGGCAGACTTAGTCCTCGATGGGGACGGCCAGTCGCTAGATGTAACACAAAGAGGTGGTAATAATACTACAGCGGCAATTGATCTCACATATGGCACAGCCGCATACGACTTTACATTAGTACAAGATGCAACTTCGAGTACGTTAAGTTATAGTATTACTGGTATTTGTTATACAGTAGGTGGCTGTCAAGTTTCTGTAACACAAAGCAACTAATCGGTTGACAAGTACAATTTTTGTACTATAATATAACTTATGAAACATATGATTAAGTGGTTAAAAATAACCGCTGGCATAAATCTATATCTATCTGTAATAATGACACTGGTTTTAGTAGCCTTAGTTGCAGATATTGTGTTAGATACATATTGGCACAGTAATGCCTATATAGAACAATTTAAGAACAGTGATAACTAGTTGGCTATCATCGTATAGAACTTATTGTCTATCCGTTGCTTTTGCACACTTTTTATTAATCACCTTCTTCTTTCCTGCGTTTGTATTTTATACTATTGCCGCATTAATTATGTTTGCAGTATGTCTAATGTGGTGTGATTTAGTCCACCAAATAGAAGAAGCAAACAGAATGGATATATTAAATTTAATATATACTAGTGATTGCCAAGAAACTATAGACCTTTTATCCTACGAATTATACTTACACGATCAAAACAGTTTGGCAGGTCACCGTCCTTTTCATTTAGACGGCATGTAAAATGCAACAAATTGTTACTTGATGTAACACTTTTCCGATAAATATATTATGTTATAGAAACAGTTTGTTTTATAACTTATTATAATAAGGAGAAAGATATGAAAAATTTGTTATCATTCTTCAGTTTAATCGCTTTATCTAGTATAGTAGGGTGTGCCTCAGTTGGAGGTGCCTGGAATGCTGGTACAGAGATTGTCACAGGAACAGTTGACTCTGTTGTCGGCGGAGCCGCAACATTGGCAGTTGCTATTACTGACGATGCAAAAAACATTGCCGACGTAACAATTGACACAGCACAAGGTGTTGTCAACACAGTTGCAGAAAATGTAGACAAGCAGACTGACGAACTACAAAAGGACGATACACCTGAAAAAAAGTAACGAGTTTTTCTTTATTCCCAAAGGATGAGGACGAAATGTCCGCTTCAGAACTTGTTAAACTTTTTAAACAGAATGCAAAAAAGTTAGAAGCATACTGTAAAGCAAATCCTAAGGAATGTTGAAGAACAACAAAAAGCACACCTCGGTGTGCTTTTTTTCTTTTATTATAAATACCAGTATGCGTTTTGCAATTTTATTATTAATTTGTTTTTGTCTACCAACATCAGCAGATACATTAGACTTAGATTATCAAATAGATATTGATTGGAACTATTGTGAGTTGCATAAAGAAGAATGCAACAGGATAGCAAATTATAAACATACGATACTTCCAGAATTTGATATGACTCCTGCAATAACAAATAAGCAATGGGCAATGTTTATCACATTGCAACTTGCAGATATCTACACAACATATAAAGGCTTACAATACGATTGTGTAAAAGAATTAAATCCTCTCTTAGGCGAATCTCCGTCTGTAACAAAAATGTTTATAACTAAAACAGCAGTCCTAACACCTGCAATAAGACATGATATGGGCAGAGGTAGTCTTACCCCAAAAGGCGTAGACGAAATAAACATGTTAATGGCTTTAGTAGTTGCAAACAATTATGATGTTTACCAAAGATCTAAAAGAAACTGTACTAAAATTCGATAAATATTGATATGAAATGGTTGTACAGCGGCTATGCTGTGATATTGTCTATTGTGTTGCTACTTGCTTTAAGAGTAGCAGATCCAACGGCATTACAAAGTTTCAGAGGTCAAGTGTTTGACAGTTACCAACAACTAGATACTATAGTAGATAGCAACGATGTTGCTATTATTAATATAGGTGAAAAAAGTTTACAAGCACTAGGGCAGTATCCTTTTCCTCGAACAACTTATGCACAACTAATATATGATATCAGGCAAAAGAACCAAGGCATAGTAGGTTTTACTATTATGTTTCCTGAGGCAGATAGGTTCGGAGGAGACGAGGTACTTGCATCATGGATCAAAGACAACGGGATAGTTTTATCCCAAACCCCCTCTTCGAGAGGAGTAAAGAGTACTGGTCCTCACATTGGTACGGGAACAATAGGCCCTTTACCCGCACAGGACTTTGTGCTAACGTGGCCAAACCTAGTGACAAACATAAGCCAACTAGAGACAATGGCATTTGGTATTGGCGTTAATGCATCAGCACCACAACCAGACAATCAAACAAGAACATATCCATTAACAATAGGCGTGGAAGGAAAACTATATCCTAGTTTTGCTATAGAAATGCTACGAGTTAATACAGGCAAACCAAGTTACATAATTAAAACTACAGAAGTAGGTATTAGTGAAATTGCTGTACCACCGTATGATCCAGTTGTAACACAACCAGACGGAACGTCTTATATACGTTTCAATAATAAGTTTCAAGAAGTAGAATATACAAATGCTGACAGTTTGCCTAATATGGGCGGCAAATTTGTAATACTAGGAGTTACAGCAGAAGGTATTGCTAATCCAGTTCCTACTCCAAGAGGCAATCTCTATCCACAGCATATACAAGCACACATGCTACAAAACCTAATAAGTGGGTCAAATATACATAGGAGCCAGTTAAGTGCTGTTACAGAGCTTCTGTGTGCGTTGTTGAGTATGATTTTAATTGGTTTAGTAGTGTATAGAGCACCACCGTGGGCAGGAATAGTGTCTGCTATTACTATTATAGGCGGAATTGTTTACTATAGCATAAATTCTTATACAGCAAACTTAGTTTTATTTGATGCTACTTTTCCTGCAATAGCAAGTTTCTTAATCTTTACACAGGCAAGTTTTAATAACTTCTGGGTACAGTTTAAACTACGACAAGAAATACAAAAACAATTTGCCGGATATGCCTCGCCTACAGTTGTTAGAATGTTGCAAGAAAATCCAGACTTAATTAAACAAGGTATGAAAAAAGAAGTTAGTATATGCTTCTCAGATTTGCGTGGCTTTACCCCACTAGGAGAAAGTTTTGGTGATGATGTTCAAGGACTAACAAAAATAATGAATGGTTACATGGATGCCATTACACAGCCTATACTTGATGCAGACGGAATGGTTATTAAGTATATAGGCGATGCAAGTATGCACATACATAATGCACCAATGGACGATCCTAATCATCCTGCAAGTGCTGTGAAAACAGGAATACTTATGCTTAGAGCAGTAGAGGAATTCAATGATAAAATTGTTAAAGAAGGCAGACCGCCAGTTGGTATGGGTGCTGGTATTAATACTGGGCTCGGTTATATTGGAGAGATGGGCTCCACTGCAAGACACAGTTATGATATACTTGGCGATGCTGTAAGTACTGCGGCAAGAATAGAGAGCAAGTGTAAGGAATATGGTTGCTTGTTGTTAGTGGGAGGAGACACTTACAAGCACACAAAGAATCAATTCTTTTATCTTAAAGTAGATGACCTTGCAGTAAAAGGAAAGACTGTGGGTATTGAAATATACACAGTACTTGATCTCAAAGTAGACAAATATGCAGGTGCAAAACAACTACACGAGGACATGCATATGAATTATCGTAAGCAAAATTTTGATAAAGCAATTAAATTATGTGAGCAACTACATGATGCCTTTGAAGGCAAAATGAAAGGTTATTATGATATGTGGATTGAACGTTGTGAATTTCAAAAGACTCAAAAACTTCCTAAAGATTGGGACGGTGTATTTATAGCAACGTCTAAGTAACTACTCTCCAGGCTCCCAAGTCTGTAAGTTGAAGAAGAATTGTGCATAGTATCTTCCGTCTTTTATTAACTGTCTTGCATGAAAAAGTTCTAATGGTATTCCTACATCATGTTTTAGTATAGGCCAATAGTATCGCTTAATAATTCTTTCAAGTCTTTTAACATCGGCTTCTAATGCATCGAGTAGACTATTATTAAATTCTAAGTCAGTTAGCAAACTACTAAGCCATAAGTGATGTTCACTAGTAGGGTCATAGCGTCTAGTCATATCTCTTGCATCGTAATATAGTGCTCTAATAGGATTTATGCCTTTTCGATACCTATTTAATACATGTGGAAAAGAAAAGTCTCCGGATCTTGTTCTAGATTGTCTTGTTAGTGCGGCATATTCTTTTTTGAGTGCGGCTTTAAGGGACTCTAAACTTTCACCAGTCTTTCTATCGTACTCCTTGCTTATTTTGTCTGCTAGTCTTATTTGTCTAGCCGTAAAATGATGCTTACATGTTTCTATGTCTTCAATAGTGTACACACCGTCAAGTAAGTCGTGTGGTAGTGTTTCAGTCTTTGAAAATTTTTCAAGTTCGGCTTGAATCCGGACGCAAATAAAATCTATAACTTCTGGCAAAACAGACTCCTTGCAACATTACTTAGTTGCGTTGACTTCTAAAATTCTATGTAGTTTGTCTGTGCCGCCGTTACGGGTTAATGTTACTCTTGCACCCTGGTGCAATGGTTGAGGCCATCTTCCTATATCAATCCATGCATAACCAGAACTTTCTTCGTTAAGTGTCGGAGAAAACTCTTTTTCTACTACAGCGGCAAAACTATAATAGTAAAAGTTTTTGTCCTTACTTTCGTAAACATCAATAGGGTTAAGTTTGTGTAACTCGGGCATAAAACCTATTTCTTCGTTTAGTTCACGTTGTAATGCTTCGAATGGTGTTTCGCCATTATCTATAATTCCACCAAAGAATCCCCAGGTATGTTTAAAACGTTTATCACTGTTTCTTAGTTGTAATAAACATCTACCTGTGTCCTGTGCTAAAAATACAACACCTGCGGCAGTAATCAAAGTACTAATCTCCAAAATCCTGGATTATATGTACCTTGCCAACTACTTATCCACTGTGTACCTGTCCATTTGTATTGCTGTGTTGTATATGTATTTTTCATGTAATGTTTTGCTCCAGCATTGGTACTAGCATCAAACACCACTGTCCATGCGTTCCCGTCGAATTCTATTATGTCATCGGCACTTGCTGATATCTCTCCCCATTCTATAAAAGTAGGAACTATAGGTCCTGTTAATAGATATCGTTGTCCGGTTGCCTGAGCAATTAATGAACCACCTGGTCTAGAAACACCCGGGTCAATTATTTTATCTACTGGTGTAAGTGTGTCACTTGGTAGTGTGTCTGCATCTACATTGAATACTAAATTGTTTTCATCTAGAGTATTAGCAACAATACTACCTATAACCAATTGGTCAACTTGATCAGCATCTGGGCTAATATTAAGTTCTAATCTACTTGTACTTTGCAATTCTCCGTGCATTTCTATTATGTCTTGCCATTTTGTTGGTCCACCCATTGCTGTTAATAATGTAGCACCACCACTAACAACTTGTACTTTATAGTCACTAGGTGAAACAATTACTGTAGCATCGTCGTCTAACGCACCAAAGAAGTCAGCATAACTGCTATCAAAACCTAAGTCTGCAATACTATCGACACTATGTATATCGTTAACAATTCTTTGAATAATTGTTTGTCTTTTAACTTTAGCAGGAGGACTAATCCATATAGGAACAGCAAATGATAATGTAGATATATCAAGTGATTCGTCTACTCCTTGCGGTAAACTTCTACTACTCCAGTTAATATCCATAAGTTCTACTTCAAAAATACTGGTCCAGTCTAACGGGTTATCGTTAACTTGTAATTGTATGCCAGGGTTAAAA